TCACCTTTTGCTTTCGCTTTGTTGGTCGCTGCCTTCTGCGCTGAAGACAGAGCAGACCATGCTGCTTTCGGTAAATAACGACGCTTACCCTCCGATGGCTTACCAGAAGAGGTCGTCCAATCTTGCTTTGTCCATTTAGACAAGCTTGTTTCTTTCTTGGGGCCCTTGTAATCGCCACCAGACTTCTTGTACTGCTGAACAGCTAACTGAGCCTTTCTCGCAGACCACTCCCCAGCATCTCCCCCCTTGGAGCTAGCCTTCACCGATGCAACAATGCGCTTCCATAGAGAAGGGTTTGACTTAGTGGCTACCTTACCACCTTCTGCATACCTCTTCAGTCCTCTGGTGTATTTCTGAGACTTCGGTGGCATCTTCTTGTCAGCGCCTTCGCCTCCCCAGAAAGCCTTATCCGCCCAATAGGCTGCGCTCATTTTCCCCTTGGCGATGTTCTTAGCGTGTCTTGATTTAAAGCTCTTACGAGCCTCTGGGCTGTAATTGTGCCCCATGTTCTGGTCTCCAAAGCGGATAAGCTTCACCCTATCGCCCTCCTTAGCAAGGACAATGCCCTTCTTTGTTGGATGACTCGGTGTTTTCTTTGGGCTGTTAACCCCAGACAAACCGTGCTTCTTAATGAGATTTTTGATACGCTGTTCCATCGATTGGGTCGGTTACAAAGTATTCGTGGAGGTTCTTGATGCTATCCTTGAGGTGTTTGTTCTCCTTTTCAAGCTGTTTCAGCCGTGCGCTAGGTTTCTTCGTATAAACGACTTGCTTGCTATCTAGCTCATGAATCACATGGTCAAGCTTTACTGCGATGCTGTCAGCCACTGAAAGGCTTGAGTCAAGCATTTTCGCTTCCTTCTGCTTGGCTATAATTCGCTCGTCATAGCATGAATTAGCAGTGAACGACAAACAGATGGTTAAGAAGATACGCTTCATTATTGTTGATTTATGGATTCTAACTTAGTCAAAGCTCTAACAAGCAAGCTATCGCTAACCCTTAGACGATACTCAAGAGCTTGAACCTTCAGCTCAAGAGCCTCCACCTTGTTCCCGCAGCTAACGATTTGCTGCTGATAGTTCGTCTTATTGTCGAGGTATAAGTACCCAACACATATAATCGTGAAGAATAGCATACCCGCAATGGGTTCTTTTGTGAACTTCTCAAGTACTGCAAGTAATTCTTTCATATCGTAAAGGCTGCGAAGGTTAATGTTTTTATGCTTATAGAGTTTGAATCGTTAGACTCCGCATAAATCTCGAAATAAGAACCTGTATCAGCTACCACAAAAGCCTCTGCACAGACAACATGGTTATGTGCCCCTTGTGTTGTGTTCTCCGAAAGGGATTGGGGAATAATGTTCCCGTCTTGAGCTATCCAAAAAGAATACCTTCTATTATTAGTACCAGCAAAAGTCAACTGTACAGAAATTCGAATTGGTGCTGAAATAGCTCCGTTGTAAGTTATAGCATAAGCAGATTCGTTAAAACCAGTCCCAAAAGATGGCCCTCCATTCATATTCACATCAAGTACGGCTGGAGTGGAAGTGCTTGGAGTATAGGAAACAGACGAATCTACATAAAGAGTCATAAGTCCTCTTTCACTATTCAGCGTTACGCTGTCAGCAAAGTCGTCAAAAAGACCACCAACTCTAAGTGCTGTATTGGCATTAGCAACAGTCTCGTTCTGAACTGTCGCTGATTTATTCTGTAATTGGACTCTTGTTTGTACGGCCATTATTCAAAGGTTATATCGAATGTGTAATCAAAAATTCCGTCAATCTGTCCACTATAAACCAAATTAAGCTCCCTCTGAGGAGGTAAGTTCAACTGCTTTGACGGTGGCTGGTTATTGATAAAATCCATACTAATAGGCCCCTGACCCTCCGTTCTGATAACGATATCCTTCTCTATAGGGTTGCTAATCATGTCAGTTAACCGTTACGTCTTCGTTTATCTTAAAGGTCCCGTAAATCCAGGTCTGAACAAAGCTATCTGAAACTCTTGTCGTTTGAAGGTCGTAGACATAGAGTCCAGAGTCAACGGCAGCCATTACGGTTGATGAAACAGTTACGGTTAGCACACCGCTAGCAGTCCCAGAAAAAGTAAAGCTACCAGAAGCGATAATAGTCCCAGTGGCCGTATCGGTCTCACGGACCTCCATTTTATAGTTGAAGGATGATACAGGCGTTACATTCACTGGAGCTCCAGTAGGGCTGGTTACATTGAGCACCATCTTAAAGGTATCACCACGTCTGCAGACGATATCTACACGCTGTGCCTGGTCAATCTGTAATGTGCTCATGTTAAGATTCTTGTTGGGTTGGTTGTTGCTGTCCACCTAAGATGGCCTCCATCAATTCTTCGCTCTCTGGCTTAATCTCTCCACGCTCGCCCTTGCGCTGGCTGATGAGCTTAGATTGCTCAACGGCTTGCTTCTGGATTCGCTCGTCCTTGGCTTGCTCCTTGGTCTGTTCGAGCTGTTGACGGAAAGCCTTATCGCCCTGGTCAATCATTCCCCTCATCTCCGCCTCGACCTTTGCAAGCTCCATCTTCAACATATACTCCTGTTGCAACAGCTGGGACTTTGATTGGGTCTCTAGCTGAATCTTCTGCGCTACAAGCTGAGCCTCCGCTTGAAGCTCTTGAATCTTGGCCTGTGATGTAACCATAGCCGTCTGCTGATTCGCTTGGGCTTGCATCTGGCTGTTCTGAGCCGCAATCTCCTGGTTGCGCTTGATGCGCTTCTTCCTTCGTACAAGGAGCAAACGCTCCGCCTGGTCGACATCCTTCAGCTTGCGGATTGCGATAACGTCCTCAAGGTCGATTTCACGCTGAGACAAGGAAGCCTGAATGTTTCCCTCTAGGTAAGCCCTGTCGACATCGGACATCTCCGTGACCACATGAACACCGAAGTTATACATCGGTAGGTCAGAGAAGGAAGAGAGAACTTGCATATTGGACTTACCGATAGCGTTCTCGTAAACCTTGTAAATAACGGAATCCGTTGGCATAATCTGCAAGCAACGAATGATGTCCTCGCAAACCTTCTTGTACAGAACCAAAGTCCCGTGTGTGATGTCATAGACAGCGTTGTTAGACGCTTCAATCGCTTGCTGACGAACGCCAACCAGCGCATCGCCCTTCGGGGTGGAACCGTCAACGACTTCGTTGATACCAGTGGCATCACGAATCATGCGTAGGTAGTGGTTATAGATATTTACAAGCTCGGTGATATTCCTAATCTGGTTCTCAATCGAACGGATAGGCGGATTCTGGAAACCACCCTCTGGGTTCTTGGAGCGATAGTAGAAGATACCAGTCTGCTCGTAGATATCCTGAATCTGCAGTGGCTGCAAATCCCCACCCTGACCGAGCTGGACGTTTTCCAACCCCTCAACGTCGATAATCAAACCGTCTGGCTTGGCTTTCGCAATCGCTTGCTGAATCTTCAAGTGCGTAATCTGCAGCTGGTCAGCAAAGCCGATAACCGAGCCAACCATGGACTTGGGTTGTAACCTGCGAAGGTTAACAGCCACAGCGCTGTAAGACAGCCTGGCACGGGTGATGTCATGTACATTCCGAGGGATGTTCTTCTTCATCCCGTAGTTGTAAATCAAGTTCGTCCCGACAATGAAGCTACCCCCGTAAACCGTGGTGTAGGACATCTTGTAAGGCTTCCTGTCGTATACGCTGTCACGAGGAGGCGTGTATACATTGCCCTTGTAGTAGAACCCTACATTCCCAAAGCGAGACTCTTTCCCTTCGTAATAGATATCATCAACGGACAAGAACTCAAAGTCAAGAACCTCAACGATATACTCATCGTACCCGTAAACAGTTCGCTGGCTGTACCTGTCGTAGTTGCTCATGCTCATACGCCCAGGATTGTTTGCATACTTGTACTGAACGTCCCTAGCTACTCTCTCGTAATCTTCCTCCGTCAGCTGGTCCCCAGCCAAACGCTTTAACTCCTGAATGCTGATGCGCTTGATGTGCCCAGCGTAAGAGAGGTCCGCCATGTTCGGGTCCTCCGTGTAGGAGTGGACAAAATAAGATGGGTCCACATAGTTCGTGGCAATACCATAGTTTGGGTCGTTGTCACGCTTCGTCACGGCCATGCCGAGTGCAACGAGGTCGTTGACGCAGCGCCTGAGCACCCCGTCGTTGAAGTCGTTCCACTCAAGCGTTAGATTAGCCGCAATCTGCGATGCAATCTCCGCATTGGTCTTCACGTTGCTCTCAAGGAAAATCTCAGCCTCCTCTGGGGTCTCTGGTAGCTTTTCTACGTTAACCCCTGTGTTGATGCCAAGCTCGTTGGCCATGGCAATCGTTTCCTTGTTATTAATCTCAAAGCGAACCTTCGCCTTCTTGTCCTCCTTCTCCGAGATGGACAGCGGGTCAACGGCCTCCACGTTCGGGTAAGGCTTGCGTGAAAGAATCTTGTTAACGACGATACGGACGAACTTCGGCACGATGGGGACTGGAGACCAGTCTAGGTTCAGCAAGGAACCGTCCCCGTTGTTGGGGTCCAGCGATGTAAGAATCTGCTTGTAGATGGATACGTCTTGCGTACCGTTGGCGTAGTCCCTGTTCCGCTCGAACTCACCGAAGCGCCTTGCGAAAACGCTCTGTGGGTCTTCCGTCCTTCCCCACTGGGATTCAATAGCTTTTGCGTATTTTAGCCCGTAAGCCTTTTGTTCCTTGGCTTCCCTTGGAACTAATGGGTTTGGGAAATTCCCGTATGGGAAATTGAAGTCTTTTGCCATGCGTTTCGCTCGGTCAGTTTGGCTACAAATATACTAAAAAACGCTGATAATCAACGGATTATAGGTTTGTGCTTTCTGAAGAAGACTTTATCTGACAAATCGGCCTTTTTGATGGGTTGCTTGTACTTCTGAGCTGCCAAAAGGGCAAGTCCCGAAGAGATGGTTAAGTCGAACTTAGTACGGTCATCCACCTTAAAGTTAATCCAGTCCTCCAGCGTGCGCTCGAAATACATCCTACCGTACTCCCCAGTCTCGTCGTGGATGCCGACGTGCTCGTGAATGTACGATTCTATGGACTGAGCGTGCGCCTGGATAACGTCTTGACTATTAGAGGGGATACCCTTGGTCTTTATATTTGCATTGCTATGTGGAGCCCTGAGATGTTCTGGTCGGTCAAGGATGAACCCGTCATATCCTCGTGCCTCGAAGTATCTGAAAATCCCATATTTATTGTTTTCAATGAGAAGTGGGTATCCGAAGAATACGGAAGCCTGGAGAACGTCCTCATAGAAAATCCTCGCAAGAGGTGGCCTCTCTGCGTATTCGGCAACAAAAACATTGGATGGGTGCTCAATGTTGAATTTGTTGAATAGGTGACAGGAGCCCTTAGAGCCCCTACCATCCATCGTATTGTCAATATCGTAGGAGTCGACTCCCCCGCATCCCATGTGCTCGTTCATGGGGTAGAACTTGCCGTTCCTGATAGACTTCAGGTTCCTCAAGTGCGCGGGTGGTAGCCAAGAAACCCTCCACTTACCGTTCGAATCTGGGGACCAAAGGACCTCCGTATCGGGTATACCATCCTTCCAAACGAAGTTACCACGCACAATCGGGTCTGGGTAGAGCTCCCTATTGTACTGAATCTGCTCGTAAATCTTCCCGATATTGAAGTGGGAGGACTTGGTTGATTCCCTGAAGGCTTCATCTTCCGTCCATGGGAACTGGCGTATAGCCTCGTTTAGCTCATAGCCGTCCTTGCTGAGAGCCTTGCGCTCGTTTGAGAGGTAGGTCTTCGCCCCAATCGACACCATATCCCCGTCCATGGTCATCACGGGGGACTTTGGGTTCTCAACGATGGGCATCCCGTAAACATCAAAGAACCCCTCAAGGGCTTCGTAGGCTGGGACGAATATCCTGTAGAGACCGCTCTTCGTGCGACCGTTCTCATTTCTATCTGTTGGGTCGGAGTCAACATAGAGCTTTCGAAAGTTGGCACCGCCCTTGTCTAAGGGATTCACGGTGCTACCAACCAGCGCCTTTCCAACGACCTTCTTACCAACGATGAGACAGGTTCTATGGATTCGCCACACTTCCGTGATGTCCATCGGGTTCTCCCACTTCCCAGCCTCGTCGAGATAGAGCACATATAGCTTCTCACCGTCATAGGCGTTCGAGGTCGTGTTCTTCCAGTTGATGATGGTATCTAGTGCCTCCGTCCTTGTGGTGGTCTTGTTGGTCTTCGTAATGCGTTTGGCGGGCTCCCTGAAAGCAAGCTCAACCCTTGGGTTCGTTGTACCGTCCTGAATAGGCTTGAAGAAGAATGGGTAGCTCCTGTACATCGGGAGTACCTTCTTCATAAAGATATTCTCCTGAGCGTCCTTACCAGTCTTGGACATAATCCCAAGAACCTTGTCAGAAACGAGTGTACCCTTGTTAACGATGATGGAGGAGCTGATGTTCGTATAACCGCTACGCCTACACTTGACGTAAACCTGGCCTATGCAGCGTGGGTCT